AGAAGATCACGCAGGTCGTTGCGTCCAACCCGGACTTCAACACCAAGTCGGTCGAGGCGGCCTACATGGCGGTGTGTCACCCCGACCTGGAAAGCGACGTCCGTGGCATGACCGGGTTCGTCCCCGTTGCGTCCTACGGCCCGCACACCAGCCCCTTCGAGGGCGAGATCGGCGCGGTCGAGCAGGTTCGGTATCTGACCAGCACGGTCATCGCGCCCTTCACGGACGCGGGCGGCGCGGTCGGTTCGACCGGCTTGCGGTCCACCTCGGGCACCAGCATCGACGTCTACCCGGTCCTGATCTTCGGCCGCGACGCATACGGCATCGTCCCGCTGAAGGGCAAGTCATCCATGACCCCGATGGTCGTCAACCCGAAGCCCGCGCCCGGCGACCCGCTGGGCCAGCGCGGCACGGTTGGCTGGAAGTTGTGGACGTCCACCGTCATCCTCCAGGACGCCTACATGGCTCGTCTTGAAGAGGGCTGCACCGCCTAATAGCCCGTAGGCGTCATAGTCACTGAGTGGGAGGCACCCACTCAGTTACCTCTCCAGGAGAACATCCATGACCACCAGCATCATCGATCCATCCATTCATGGCGCGGCGTTCCCCGCGACGTACACCGGCCCCGGCACGCTCATCGGCAACTGTCGTCAGGCGGGCGGCATCGAAGAGGACGTGTCGGGCTATTTCACCTCGGCCGGCAACGCGGTCCAGGTCAATGTCGGCTTCCGGCCGCTGCATATCAGGGTGGTGAACGTCACCGACGTCATCATCTGGGAGTGGTTCTACGGCTTCCCCGCGACGAACGCGCTGAAGGTCGTGACGGCCGGCACCATCACCGTGGACACGGGCAGCGCCATTGTCCCCAGCGAAAGTTCGCAGAACCAGAGCGGCAACTGGATCGTGACGCTCAGCGCGGCGGCGGTCGGCACCAGCAAGCTGATCACGTTCATCATCGAAGGTTAATTCCGGCTGCCCCACAGCAGATCGGCTTGGGGGTCGCTCTTATCAGGCGACCCCTCATTTATGTAGGACTGATCGCATGGGCAACTGCATCCGCATCGAGCGCCTGGAGAATGGCTTTACGGTCGAGATGGACGACCCGAAGATCATTGAGGCCAACAACAAGCGCGACAACAGCTCAAATAAGGGGCCGTATGTCCCCTGGAAAGACCCGAGCAGGAAGTTCACGTTCGGCACCAACAAGGCGGTCGTGGCGTTCATCACCAAGAACATTGACAAGATCATCCCGAAGCCCAAGGATGATTTTGTCAGTAGCTTTGAAATTGCAGCGAAGGATAGCGACGATGGCTGAGCAGATCACGGTACAGAAGGCCAAGGGCATGCCGAGGACGATGCGGATTATCCTCGAAGAGCATGAGGACATCCCGCCCGTTGGTCAGTTCTTCGGTGTCAATGGCCGTGGGTACATGCTGCGACCCGGCGAGGAAGCGGACGTGCCCATGGGGATTATCGAGGTGCTCAACAACGCGACCATGCTGACCCCCGTCAAGGACATGCAGACGTTGCGGGTTGTTGGCTATCGCCCCAAACTGCGCTATCCGTATCGCGTGGTGCAGGACGCCACGAAGGCGGCCTGATCCACGGAGAGCGTCATGAACCTGGGAGACCTGTTGGAAGAGCTGCGGGATAACATCCTGCATGACAAGTCCGATCAGGTCTCCGGGGCCTCGGATTATTATTGGTCCGACGCGACCCTGATCCGCTACATCAATGAGGCGCAGCGGCGCTTCGCGCGTCGATCACTGATCCTGCGGGATCGTACGACGGCCCAGTGCTGCCAGTTCGTCACGGTCTCCAATCAGGCGTATTACCAGCTCGACCCGTCCGTGCTGGCGGTACTGTCCGTGCGCATTCAAGGGGATCAGGCGGACATCGCGCGCGCGGGGCACTCGGCGTTCGACACCTACCGCACACCCGACAATTACTATTTCGACCCATCGCAGCTCTCCAACATGCCTCCTGGAAAGCCCGTGGCCTACGACACGGACGAGGGCATCGGCGCGGACGATCTTGGGTCAATGACCGCGATCACCATGCGGCTCTATCCCCCGCCGATTGCGCCATATGTTGGGCTCACCGTGAGCATGCGGGTGATCCGGCTGCCGCTGGTGCGGTTTGACCCGAAGAACCCCGACCTCACGGCGGTGCCGGAAATCCCCGAGGATCATCACCTCAACATGCTGGACTGGGCCGGCTATCTGGCGTTACGGTCTCCAGACCTGGACGTGGCGGGGGATAACGGCCTAGAACGTGCCGAGAAGCTGGCGGCGTCTTTCGAGCAGCACGTCCTGGACGCCAAGCACGAGGCTGAGAAGAAACAGTTCGTGCCCATGCTCTGGGGCTTCGGACGCAACGGATTTTCTTGGGAGACCTGATCATGGCCGGGATGAAGCCCAGGCGCTACATGGACGGCGCGGATTACGTGGCTCCAGGGTTCGCCTCGGGGCCGACGCCCGGCTATATGGGCGGGACCACCAGTGTGGCGGCGGTGCCTCCGAAGGTGCGGAAGTTCGCGGCGGGCACTGCGGCGGTGCCAGGGAACTTCGCGTCGCAGGCGGGCACGGGGCTGCTCGATCCGTACATCTCGGGCCGGATGGGGCCTCTCGCGGTCGGCGCGGCAGCGGCTCCGCAGCCACCGATGGCCCCGTTCATGCCGCAGCCCGGCGCGGGAACGCAGATGTCGTCGCCCCCGGCGACGCGACAACCCCCTGTGACGCCGCCCACGTTCGGCCAGGAACTGTCGAACCTGTTCCCCGCGCCGCCCGCGCCGCCCCCGAACCCGATGACCGGGCACCCGGTTGGTCGCAACGCGGGGTCCGCGAAGCCTGCGGCGTCGTCGCCCGGCATGGCGGCTTTCCTAGGGGGTGCTCCCACGCCCCCGTCTCCGGCTGCGGTGACACCGAACCCGAGCCCGAACGGTAAGGTCTCGGGGCAGCCGCAGACGGACGCGGCCATCGCGAGGCTGGTGGGTGGGACGCCCGAGCAGGTGAACGCGTTCACGGAACCCCACAACTACACGCCGCAGGAGCACGCGCAGGCCGTGGCCGGCATACCGCTGGCGGTGGCCGAGCGCCTCTGGGGCATGCAGCACTATCTGACGCCGGAGCAGCAACTCATGCCACGGCTGATGAACAGTTTGGCGGGTACTGCGGACGCCTCCACGAAGGCATACCAGGACGCGGCGGCGCAAGGTGCGAAGTTCCCCGCGAATGAGCTGGAGAAACTGCGGCTTCAGGCGAACGCCGACCGTGAGCAGGTGACCAGTTTTGGGACGCGGGCCATGTTCAACAATCCCTGGATGCAGCCGCAACAGCAAGGTCAGTGATCCGCGATGGCCGACTTTCTCTCGGGTTCGACACCGGCGCTGCCGAGCTTCTCGAACTACGCGCCCATCCCCGCGCCTGCGGCTCCCACGGACCAGAGTAACTGGCTCACGGCGGGTCTGGGCGCGGGCGCGTATGGTGCGCTCAGTGACGTGGGCAGCGCGGGTGAAGCGGCCGGCAAGTTGCTTGGCGCGCAGGGTTTCGCGGACAAGGCCAGGGCGTTCGCGGATCAGCAGCGCGCCACGGCGGCGACGTATGCCCGGCCTGATCTGGAAGGCTCATGGTCGCCAACGGGGTGGGCTTACGGTGCGGCCAAGGCGCTGCCATCCTTGGCGGGTTTCATCGGCGCGGGCATGCTCACGGGCGGCGGCGCGGACCTGCTGGGCGCGGGTGCCGGCGCGGCGCGGCTTGCGAGCATGGCCGGCGCGGGCGCGGTGGCGCTGCCCCAGGCGGTCGGCCAGAACGTCCAGACCAACGAGGATTACACCGGAGCACCGATCACCTCGGCGGATGCCGCCAAGGCCGTGGCGTTGGGTATCCCCGAGGCGGCGCTCCAGTCCATCGTCCCCGGTAAGTTGGAGGCGCTGCTCAATAAGGGTGTCAGCGCGGGCATGCTGTCCGGCGCGCTCCACATGGGCGGCTATCAGGCTGCCGTGGGCGCGGCGACCACGGGCCTGACCCAGCTCATGGGCGACCCCGCGCGGGGCTTCGCGAGCCGGGCCAACGAGATCATGCAGTCCGCGATCTCGGGCGGCATCGGCGGCGCGCTGTTCGGCGGCGCAATCGGACATCTTGCCAAGACCCCCGTACCAGAGCTGCTGAACAACCCGGATGCGCTGGAGGCCGCCACCTCCGCGCCGCTGGGTCTGCCCGCACCCGCAGCGCCGAAGTTGCTCACGGATCAGTCGGTCATCTCCATGGGGGATCAGTCGCAGCCGCCCGTGGACCCGATTACGCAGCTCAAGCCCCAGGACTTGATGCGCGAGTTCATGAACCTGCGCAAAGACCCGACACAAGACCCGGATCGGTTCCAGGCGCTGGGTGAAGAGATCGCGCGGCGTAATGGTGAGCAGCAGAAGGCGACGCCCGACGTGGTGTCCTCGGGCTCGACGCAGATGGTGCCCGTGGAGACGGGCCGGGAGGTTGAGCCCTTCGAGGCCCCGAATACGGCGCTCACTGACCCTCGGTCTACCCCACCCGCGCCGCCCTCGAACGCGCTTGAGGGACCGAACATCGCGGGTGCGCTGCCGCCACCGGAGGCACCCGACCTGCGACCGTTCGCGGATGCGGAGCAGTACCCGAGCCTGCACCTGAATGCCATGCGACGGGTGCATTCCCAGGAGGGTGGAGACCCGCGTCTGGCGGCGCTGGCTAACCAAGAACTGGAGCTGCGCGCGCAGGAGCAGAACGCGGCGACCCCGCGACTGACCGACGCGAACACGATCTATGGCCCGGACGGCACGCCCCAGCCGACGCCCGAGCCTGTGAAGGCGACGGGGCAGCCTGTCGTCACCCCGGACGTCATCAAGGCAGGGCCGCCATCGGACATCCCATCGGCCCCGTTTGACCGCGAGAGCGATGTCGGCGTCATCAAGGCTCGCAGCGCGCTGGCTGGCGATGAGCGTGAGCCGCTGGTTCAGCAGGAGATGGGCCGGCGCGTCACCGATGCGACACGGAGCCAAGCCGACACCGAGGCCCAGGTTCGCGCGGTCGCGCAGACCGGAAAAGCGCTGCCCAAATTCCTCCAGGGCCAGAAAGTTGTGGATAACCTCGACGTTCGCATGGCCGTGGCGAAGGAGATCGCGGCGCGGCAGGCGGCGAATAAGCCCATTGGTGTGCAGATCGAGCGCCTTGACGAGCACTTCGGCGCGACGGACGCGATGGGCAAGCCGCTCCCTGAGTTGCTGGGTGATAAGGGCGCGATACAGGCCGCCACGTCGGATGAACCCCCGATCAAGCGGGTCGCCCCGCAGAAGGGTGACATTCCCAAGGCATACCAGCCCAAGTTCACCGCGCTGGAGAAGCTCCGAACGGCGCTGGCCAGCCAGGACATGGATGAAACGACCCGCATGGGGCTGCTGGATCGTGTGGATCAGGCGCAGAGCCTGCTGCGGGTGCCCTCGGGTGTGAACGTGCGCGAGGCTAACCGGCTGACCGAGGCGGTCAAGACGGAGGCGGCCGCCGCGCCGGTCAAGGCTGAGCGGGAGGCCACCCAGGCACCTCCGGCGAGCAAGGTCGCGCCCGCCACGGGCGACACGCCGTCTCCCATGGCGGCTGAGCAGATCAAGAAGTTCACTGACCTAGACCGCGCGCCCCCGCAGGCGGCGAAAGTGGCCCCTCCGAAGACCCAGGCCGAGGCCAAATCGCGGGCCGACGTGGACGTAGGCAAGCTGACCCGCGCCACGGCGGGGGGCGACTTTACGCAGGCCGCGCCTGGGGCGTCTACGCCTGAACAGCGCGCTGCGCGACAGGCGAAGATCGCCGCGCAGGAGGCGGCCGTCCAGAAGTTGGCGGCGACGCCTCAGAAAGGCGAAATCGACTTCAGCAAGCCGGCGACGCCGGAGGAACGTGCGCGACAGGCTGCCCGTGATGCTAAATTGCGGGCCGGCGTGGACGTAAGCAAGCTGACCCGCGCTACGGACGGAGGGGGCTTCACGAAATCTGGCACGAAAGCGGACGCCAATGCGCCAGCGCCCCGGTTTGCGAGCAAAGCGACCACCGCAGCTGTCGGTGACGCCGAGGCGCGGGGTCGCGACCTGCAAGACGCACTCAGTGAGCGGTCGAAAACGCCAGATCGGAAGTCGCAAGAGTTCGCGGCGTATAAGGAGACGGCCACCCGGAAGGCCGTGGCGCGCAATACGGCCCCGGCGAGCGACGCAGACCTGTATGAGAGCTTCCGCACGCCACGTGACAAGACCGAAATGGTCCTCGCGAGGGGTGCTGCGATGCAGAAAGCGCGGCTGGAGGTTGTCACCAAGGCCCTGGAGGCAGCCGAAAAGGGTGACATGCGGCCGCTCCGGGCGGTCAAGGACGAGCACTTCGCGGACAGCCCCCTGGATGACCCCCGGTTCGAGCAGGACAAGGGCCTCTGGAGCAAGATCGCGGCTCAGCAGGAGGCGGAAGAGCGCCTTATGGATGTTGTCAGGCGCACTCGTGGCGAGACGCCGCGTGTCGGCGCGTCCGGGGTGGTCACTCAGGACGACGTGGACCACGCCAACATCGTCAATCAGACGAACAAGCTCTCCGAGAGCCTGCGGCATATCGTCCAGAACGGCTCATCGTCCGAGCGGCGACAGTTGGCGGCCACCATGCTGGAGCATGGTGTGGATGCGCACGTCCGGTTCTCGCCGATTGAGGGCCTGCGGATGGACAATGACCGCGCGTTGGACCCTGGCGCGGTGGTCAAGGGCTCCTACAACCCGGCGCTTGGTCGCGTGAACCTCTATGACGGTTCGGACCTGGAGACCACTATCCTCCATGAGGCCGTGCATGCAGCCACGCAGAAGGCCATCGAAGGCAACACGCCTGCGGGACGTGAGATCAAGGCGATCTATGACCGGCTCAAGGCCCGCTCGCCGGGTAACGCGGCGTACGGTCTGTCGAACCCCAAGGAGATGGTGGCCGAGGCCCTCACGAACCCCGCGTTCAGGGATTTTCTGAAGGGCGAGCGCGCGACCACGGGCAGCAAAGTGCTCGATATGTGGCAGCGGTTTAAGAACGCGGTGTTCACGGCGCTCGGTGCGGGCGGACGGGTGCGCTCGGCGTTCGATCAGATCATGGACACGGCCCATCGGGCCATGGGGGAGAATAGCGGCAAGGGCTTCGATAGCGAGAGCCCGCGCGTTGTCAGTGAGATGCTCACCCAGGCGTCCGCGCAGGCGCGGAAGACCTATGACAACTTCCGTGGGCTGCTCGGGATGGAACGGCTGCACGGCATCAATATCAACCTGAAGTCCGCCGCGCGACAGGTGATCCTTGGCTGGAACACCTCCGACCATATCGCGCAGGACTATGGCGACAAGGTGCAGGGCATCCGTGATCTGCTGACCCAGCAGGGGCGTGGATCGGTGCTGGCGGATAGCATTGCCAAGCCGCTCAAGTCCGCGTCCATCGCGGTGCATGCGCTGGAGCACAAGGTCCGGGACAAAGTCAACAAGGCGATGCAGCACACGATCCTGGGGATCGACATCTTCAAGCCCTGGGAGGAGAACAGGCAGGCGCACGCTCCCGAGGGCGCGAAGGGTCGTGGGCTGGAGCAGGCCGCGCGCCTGAAGAAAGCCTGGATGGATGCGCAGCCTCTGGCCAACGCGATCCGGCGCGATCCTGCCGCGATGGGCGCGTACACCAAGATGCACGACGCCAACGACTTCAACGCGCTGGCTAAACTCGTCTACCACGCCGACGATCTCGTGAAGCGCGACTATGCCAAGTATGGCCTGAAGGGCTTCGAGAACAGCCCGTTCGACGACTATCACCTCAACCCGGCGCTGCACGATGACCCTACGGTGGCGAAGGCGTTCATGCAGCGTGAGCTGAACCAGCGCCTGAAATCCTTGGATGAGTTCTCCACCAAGCTGAAGACCCAGCTGGATGATGGCAACGCGAAGGGCGACGACAAGGTGAAGCTGGGCGAGCTGGCGCGGTTGCGCTCGCCGGTCAGTTCCCTGGTGGCCAGCTCCCAGCGCATGCTCAAGCAGATGACGGACAGCCCCTACTTCCACCTGGGTCGTGAGGGCACGCACTTTGCTGCCGGCGAGATCAAGCTGGATGAGACTAAGCTCCCGGATCAGGCGGCGGTTGGCAAGCTCCAGGCGGCGCTCGAAGCGAAGGGCTTCGGTGACGCCACGGTCATGCACAACGCGGAGAACAATCAGGTCTACGTCAAGCTCCGCGATCCAGCGGAGGCCGAGCGGGCGCGGGCAGTGTTCGAGGACATGCAGCGGCAGGGGGTCTTCACCAGCCCGGTCTCCGTGGGGCGTGGTGACGACCTCAACATCTACAAGCAGGTTAGCCCTGTGTGGATGAAGCGCGCTATCGAGGCGATCCAGTCCGCCGAGCCCGACATGCCCGAGGGCCTGGATGACGTGACTGCCAAACGGCTCCAGACTGCGTTCGACCAGCAGAAGCGTGACGCTCGGCAGGCGCTCATGGACATGATCCCTGACAACTCACTGACCAAGATTTACCAGCGCCGCGAGGGTGTGCAGGGCTTCAACGCGGACATGATCCACTCGTTCGACACCAGCTCGCTCTCGAACGCGCGCGGGCTGGCGGGCATGGTGGTCTCGCGAGATACCGGCAAGGCGGCAGCGGCGATCAAGGATCAGATCAAGGCGATCAACAGAGACCCGAGCTTGAACCAGGACCAGCGCGAGGCGTACACCCAGGCGGCCCACGAGATGATCCTGCGTGAAGCTTCGCGCATGACCAACACGCCGTCTCCGGGGATCGATACGGTGCGCAAACTGGCCCACGCGGTGCAGATTGGCATGTCGCCCGCCTACTTCGTCACCCTGATGACACAGATACCGTCCCTGTCGCTCCCGCGCCTGGGCAGCACGCACGGCTATCTCAACTCGGCCAGGGAACTGGCGCGCGCCACTCCGATGACGATGAAGATTGTCAGCGCGATGATCCACACCAAGGAGTGGTCCAGCTTCGCGCTGCGGCAGAAGTATCTGGAGGACGCCAGCATCCCGAAGGGGACCGTGGATTTCATCATGCGTCAGGCGGCGAACGGCGACTTCAACCAGGGGGCGTTCACAAACAGCATCATGGGCCACGATGTCACTGGGCTCGGGCATATCACCCACGCCCTGCACGCCGCCAGCACGCTCGGCCTCTACGCGGAGATGATCCCGCGCGTCATGACGGCGCTGGCGGCCAAGGCGTTGCATCGGCCCGAGCAGGACGGCGACCTGCACAGCTTCGTCAGTGACAAGGTGAAGCAGTCCCAGATGGACTGGAGCCCGTTCGGCAATCCGCGTCAGGCTGGCAAACAAGGCACATTCGGCCCGGCAGGCCCGCTTGTGAACCAGTTCATGGGTTTCCAAATTCGCATGACCGAGATGCTCTACCGCGAGGCGGACAAGGCGTTCAAGGGCGACCCGGCCGCGCGCAGTTTCATGCTCGGGCATCTGGCGGCCACCACGGCGCTGGCGGGCACCCTCGGGCTACCCTTCGTGGGTGTCGCGGCGAGCGTCTATGACCGGCTGGCGGACTGGACCACGGGCCAGGATGACCACGACATCCAGGCGTCGTTCCGCAACTATCTGGCGGACACGTTCGGCAAGGACGCCGGAGAGATCATCGCGCGGGGTGTTCCGCGCGCGGGCGGCATCGATCTGTCGCGTGCGGGTGAGAGCACCATCATGCCGGGGTCCACGACCATCATGATGCTCACTGAGAAGCGTAAACTGGAGGACGCGGAGAAGGACTGGCTCAAGTCGATGAGTGGGTCGGCCGTGGGCGTGGGGCTCAGCTATGCACAGGCGATCCGGGACTTCACCAACGGCGACGTCATGAACGGCATGATCCGCGTCGCCCCGGAAGGTCTGAAGAACGTCGCGGAGGCGGTGCAACTTGGCACGCGCGGATTTGTCAGCAAAGACGGGACGCCGTTGCCGATTACCGCGAGCGCCGAGGACATCGCGCTGAAGGTGCTGGGTCTCGAAGGGTCCAAGGAGCAGGAATACAACGAGGCCAAGCGTGTCGAGAGTGGCGAGCGGAACCTCTCGGAAATCCGTTCGCAGAACATCACGCAGCATCTGCTGGTGGCAGAGCAGCGTGGAGATCAGGGCATGTTCCAGCGCTGGGAGCGCGCGAGCCAGGACTTCCAGCGAGATCATCCAGGGCAGCTGCCGCCCATCGCGGGGTTCGGACAGGCCATGCAGGAGCAGATGATGAACGCCGCGATGGCGCGCGCTCTGAACACACCCCTCGGAGTTGCCCCGCGTAATCTCGCGGCTCGGGGCATGACGACGTTTGGAAACTTCCGTGACCAGTGATACGCTGGCGTAGGAGCACAGGAGCAGGGATATGGGCAAGGGCGCGACGTTCGACAACGATCTACTCAAACTGATCTTCAACGCGGTCAACATCGCCAACATCGCGGATAATACCGCGACGTCGCCGCTGACGAACCTCTATCTGTCTCTGCACACAGCGGACCCGACTGCGGCGGGTAACCAGTCGTCCAGCGAGGCGTCGTACACGAGCTATGCGCGTGTCGCGGTCGCCAGGACGACTGGTGGATTTACCGTCACGGCCAACAGTGTCTCTCCAGCAGGGACGGTCTCGTTCCCCGCCTGCACGGGCGGCACCAACACGATCACGAACTTCGCGATTGGTACGGCGTCGAGCGGCACGGGCAAGATACTCTATACCGGCACCGTGACCCCGAACATCTCGGTGGCTAGCGGCGTGACGCCACAACTGACAACCGCGAGCACAGTGACCGAGAGTTGAGTAGGGAGTACACTGATGGACACGAATTTCCAACGCGCCCTTGCCCGCGTCCTCGTCTACGAGGGAGGCAAAGTCAACAACCCGAACGATCCGGGCGGCAAGACGAACCAGGGCGTCACGCAGCGCACCTACAACGCGTGGCTGCGCGCCCAGGGCAAGATGCCGCTCGACGTCTACAACATTCCCGACGTGGACCGCGACACTATTTACCGCACGCAGTACTGGGACACGATCCAGGGTGACAAGCTGCCCAGCGGCGTCGATCTGGCGGTGTTCGACGCGGCGGTCAACTCAGGGCCGTCGCAGGCGGTCAAGTGGCTCCAGGCCGCGCTCAACGACCCAGGTGTCACCGCCGATGGCGTGCTGGGCGTCAAGACCATGGACGTTATCGCGGCGGTTGGCACCGAGCATGATCTCGACACGCTGATCGAGAATATCTGCTCGCATCGGCTTGCGACGCTTCAGCGGCTCTCGACGTGGAAATATTTCGGCCCTGGCTGGCACGCACGCGTCGCCAATGTCCAGAAGACGGCGCTATCCTGGGAGGACGCCGCGCCCGTGCCCATGGCCCCTGACCTGTCGGGACTTAACGGCTCGGCTAAGGCGAACGTCGCCAACATCAAGCCGCCCGTGGTCAGCCAGATCGCGGCGCATATGACCACGGCGGCTACGGGCGCAGGCACGGTGGCCTCACAGGCTGCGTCACAGGTGCAGGGTCTCCAGGACACCTTCTCATGGGTCAAGTACGTGTTCGGCGGCCTGACCTTGCTCGGCGTCGCGGCGGGCGTCATCGCGATGGTCGCCACCAAGGCGCAGGCGGCGGCGCTCGCGGGCACGTCCACGGCGACGGTTGATCTTCAGGCGGACGCGGCGCTCCCGGCGCTCCCGGACGTCAAAGTGGCCGCGCCGGCTTCAGTGAAGGGGACGTGACATGCCGTTCGCGCTTCTAGGATTGGTCCCCTGGCGGGTGTGGCTCTACGCCGGGGTGATCGCAGCGGTCGGGGCTGTCGGCCTGTACGAGTGGCACAGGGTGTACCAGGAGGGTGTCAATGCTGAAATCCAGAAAATTAACGATGCGAACGCCATTGAGCAGGGTCGGGCAGACGCTGCGCAAACGACCGTGGATGGTTGTTTCAACAGTGGCGGCGCTTGGGATCGCGCTTCAGGGAAGTGCCTGCGAGATCAACCAGCCGGTCAGTAAACCCTGCGGCGTGATCATCGACAGTCTCAAGACGGTCAATGCGACAACTCGCGACGGTCAGCGTCGGCTCGCGGATCATTTCCAGCGCGGCCTCGCGGCAGGATGCTGGACGATTACCGCGAATTAAGAGGTTGGTCGGATGTCGTTCAAACTTCTTGACCGTGCGGTCATGTCGGTCTCGGGCACGCCTGGGACCGGCACGATCACGTTAGGGTCCGCCGCGACAGGGTTCCAGTCGTTCGCATCCGCTGGGCTGGGCAACGCCGACACGACGGCATACGTGCTCACTGACGGGTCGGCCTGGGAGATTGGTGTCGGCACCTACAACACCACGGGTCCGACCTTCGCGCGCACCACGATCACGGCCAGCTCGAACTCCGGGTCGGCGATCACGGCAAGTTCGGCGGCGGTTGTCACCGCGACGATGCGCGCCGAGGACGTGAACTTGGTTGACCTGCTGTCCATGAGCAAGCCTGCGGGGACATCGGATTACGCGAAGGGGGAATACATCCCGATTGCGAATGGCGCGACCGTGACGCTCTTCGATTACATGGGCGTGGGCTATATGTCGGCGTTATCCATAGCGGTCGCTGGGGGCTCTGGTACGGTGGCCGACACGGCGACGATCAATTTCTATTTTGACGGCGCGTCCACACCGAATATCTCGATGCCGCTGAGCACGTTCTTCAACGCGAAGTACATGGGCAACAACGGGCGGTACTTCTCCAATAGGTTCTTCGGGGCTAATTCCGCTAGCGGCGCGGCCTTCGGGGCGTATTGCAAGCTTCCGATGCCGTTCGGAACAGAGATCAAATGCACGATATACAACGGCTCC